ATAGAAGGGGTCGAAACCATGACTGCTTACAAGCAAACAGATGTCACTCTCGCTTCTTTCGTTAGTTCAGACGCCAGCTTGCCGCATATAGTTGAAGGGGACTACTCCTCCAACGACAAAGAACAGCGCGGCCGCGTCATGCTTCTTTTCAATCGTTTTTTGATGCAGGCCAAGATGCCTACGTGGCTTATGGCCCTGCTCAAAGGCATCAACAAGTTCAAAGTGCGTTCAAGACATTTTGGCCTTTCTGCAACACTTGAAAATCAATTACCCACCGGCACAACTTTTACCACTGTTCGGAATTCATATTACAACTGGGTCATGTTTACGACGGCCATGAAGGCACAAAAGGTCAGCGCCCGTGCGCTGATACTTGGTGACGACCTTTTGGCGTCCGTTAGCAAGCCAGTTGATTTGCATTCCTGGGTGGAACATGTCGGTCGTTTCAAGATGAAGTTGAAGGCCAAAGCCCCTTTGTTTTGGGGTGACGCCACTTTCCTTTCCCGCCGCCTCATCTGTGACAGAGAGTATCCTTGCATGGTGCCTCTTATCGGTAAGGCGGTGTGCCGCTTCAATGCGCGCGCACTCTACACTGAAGACAAGACTCATTCTCAATATATGTCTGGCAAATCTTTGTCTTACGCTTATGAATTCAGGCATGTCCCTTTTCTCAGGGATTTCTTCCTACAGCGTCATGTTATGGAAGATTCAAGCAGGTTGTCTTTGGACGACCTCACTTGGCATGCCAAAGTTTCTGGCATAGATTTGTCAAACATAGTCAAGACTATAAAGAGTGAGACTGTTGTCCTCAGTGACGAAGAGTTTAGGGATTGGGCCATGGAAGTTTACGACCTTGGCCTCGTTGATCTCGAAGAAGTTTTCGAAATGGTAATTCTTTCCGATGAACCCACACTTGTTGAGCACCCGTCAGTGTCTTTTCTCGCAAGAGATTGGGCCTAAGGCGCTCTAACTATTGGTGCTGTAGGGATGTGAATTCCCGACCGGTTCCGGCCGGTGCACCTCAGATAGGTCTGAAGGGCATGACCCGAAACCCC